AGGAGATCGAGCTGGCTGTGTGTTCACAGCTCATCTAAAGGATGAGGCTTTGCCTCAACGAAAGATTTTGGCTGGAAAAACACGAGTGTTTTCAGGAGCAAATCTCCCTTGGACCATGTTAGTACGCAAATACTTTTTGAGTTGTGTACGTGTGATACAAGAAAATCAACAAATATTCGAATCTGGACCAGGCTTAGTTGCACAAACATCAGAGTGGGAACAATTGTACCAATATCTGATACGTTTTGGCGAACACAAAATCGTGGCAGGCGACTATGGTAAATTTGATAAGCGAATGTCAGCTATTTTCATATTGGGAGCTTTTAAGATTCTGATTGAGATTTGTCGTCATAGTGGAAACTATGATGAGGAAGACGTAACGGTACTGAGAGGAATTTCGTATGATGTAGCTTTTGCATATCAAAATTACAATGGTGATTTGATTGAGTTTTTTGGGAGTAATCCTTCAGGTCATCCCCTAACTGTCATCATCAATGGTTTGGTTAACTCCTTATACCAAAGATATGCTTACTATCAATTGAATCCTGGGAAGGAATGTGATTCTTTTAAGAGTAAAGTAAGTTTGATGACATATGGTGATGATAACATATGTGGTGTAAGTGATGAGATACCATGGTTCAATCACACAGCGATTAGTGAATCTTTAGCCAAAATTGGCGTTGTATACACTATGGCTGATAAGGAAGCGGAAAGCAGACCTTATATCAACATCAATGAGAGCTCATTTCTCAAACGTAGCTGGAGATATGATGAAAACACCAAGACACATTTAGCTACTTTGGATCCAGACTCGATAGTCAAGAGTTTGACTATATGGGTGCAATCCAAATCTATCACTGCAGAAGAGCAAATTATTGATATAATTGGCTCTGCTAATGAAGAATACTTCTTTTATGGAAAAGAAGTATATGAGAGAAAACAAATAATGTTTCGTGATATCATAAAACTTTATGGACTTGAACGTTACGTTAAGGAAAGTACTTTACC